AAGGTCCCCGTCGAACTTATCAGCGTTGCGTGAAAGGTGATGACTTCATCGGCAGTGCCTACGGTGGTAACAACGATGGTAATCTCATCGCCTGAAGTCCCCGCCCCCGAGAACGTGATTGTCGAGTCTTCATTATCGGTGGGCGTCAGGGTGTAGAGATTCGACAGACCGACCGTCAATGTCACGGCTGCGCCGGGAGTCAATACGCTGGCAGCGGAGGAAAGCTTCACCTGGCCGGTTTTGTCGGGGAAGGTAATGGTTCGGTCCGCCGTGGGGTCTGCCACCGTCAGTGTGGTCTCATAGGCATCGGCTGTGCTGCCTTCAAAAGTAAGGCTGCTGTTTCCCGCGGTAATTGCATGTGCCGCGCCTTCAACACCGACCGATAGAATCGGAACACCGCTGGCATCGGGCAGCGTAATCGTTCTGGCGGCGGTGGGATCGGTGATGGCAAGGGTCGTTTTATAGGCGTTGGCCGTAGCACCCTCGAAAACAAGAGGGGAGGCACCAGTCAGCACCCCCAGAGAGGTTATCGCGGATGAATCGAAATAATTCTTGAAATTGAAATAGTAGTCGGTGCTGTTTACGGCAAAACCGATGTTCTGGCTATAAGAGGGCGCGCTTTGCGTTACCGCGCCGGCTGTTTCGCTGAGATAAGCCCAGTCGCCTTTGCTAAGGGCTGTCCACCCGGTCAGTTGTCCGGACATGATGATTTCTACGGTTTCCCCTGTAGTCCCGCCTTTGCCGATAATGCCCACAGCGGGCCGCAGGTTGGAGTCATCGGCATCGGCTTTATAGGCCAAACCGTCAGCGGGTTTGATGCAAACGACTTTTCCGGTGGTGAGGGTTTCTCCGGCAACCGCCGAAATCCGGGTCCATTTTTGTTTGATGTCATAAGCAAACCCGGTTGTCGCAAATGCCAGGATCAGCATCAAGACGACGGCTTTAAATATATTTTTCTGGAATCGTGTATTCATTGATTTTCTCCTCTGAAACATCTTATCGTTATGATACCGAAGGCAAAATCAAGCCTTCGGCACCCATCTTCCGCTTTCTGTCTTATCCGGCTACAACACCTTTGTAGCCGCTACGGTAATCAACCACGGCGCCGGCATATTCATGCCGGATCTTGTTCCGGATCTTATCCGCAACAAAGACCTGCTCACTTTGCGGGGTATCGGCCACAAACATTTCGGGTTCCTGGCGTCCATTCAGGTAGCCCATTTCAACCATGTCCGCAACGCCCGGAGGCAACAACAGGCCCCAGTCGGTGACATCGGTCAGCAGGGTTATCATTGCTCCGGCGATTTTGCCTTTAAGGCTGTTACGTACCTTTGTAGTCAGATCGTTGGAGCTGTAATAAGAATCTTCATTGACGATCTGATCCCCGGTTGCCATCAGGTCCACTGGGTAAATCAGCACCGGTTTAACGGATGGGTCATCGAGCAAACCGATCCGCTCGCCACTTCCCTTCTCCGTCATTTTCGCCAGAGCCTGATACCCCGCCAGAGCAGTTGCGAATGACAGCACGCCGGTTGTCAGGTTCCCATGCCCTCCGGTAAACCACGCGGTGCCGTCGGAACATGTGGCATTATTGATAAATTTATCCCAAACATACTTGGCATGGGTTCTTCTAGCGGATCTGCCCAGACGGCTAAGCAGCCGCTGAACTATTGACTGATCGTCGTTAATGATGGTTTTTCGGGTGATGGTGAGGATGTTGCCTTTTTGCCCGATGGTGTAGTTGCTTTCTTCATCTGTTACGGCAGCAATTTCCGAATAATCGGCGGCTTCCGGATCCACGGTGGACAGGTCCGGAAAATACCCGACCATGATAGCTTCCTGCTGCTTGAAATCCCGAACGGATTTCCGGATGGAAATCAGCAGGTTTTCCTGATAATCTATTGCGTTGTAATCCTTGATCAGTCGCCTGGCCAGGGTGTTGCCCAGCACATAGGCGAATGTCGCGCTGGTAATATCCTGAGCCGCACGCAAATCAGGAGAAAGGTTCTGTCTGTTAAATCGGCCCGTCACATCGGGGTCTCCGGTAAAAAAGACATACATTTCCCGCAATCCCGAAAAGGCCGGCACATCATCAAATCCATCATAAGCCTGTGCGGCCCGCATGTCGGAGAAAAACGGTTTATTGTCTAACCGACTCATTCGGGCCATGTTCTGAATATCCGCTTTCTCCAGGCCGAACATTTTGTCAATCGCCATCTGTGCCCGGTCCAACGGACCCGATCCCACCCGCATCCGGGTCTGATCCGGCAAATCCAATCCGGTCGGTGCACTCATAGCCGCGATATAATCCCGCTCGGAGGTGATTTCAGTATTCAGCTCGATCTGATCAAAAATCTGGCCCTCAAATTTCCCCCGGATCCGATCAACGGCAGGTTTCGGCAAATTGCAGGTGTCCAGTGTGCGGTCCAGAATCCGACCGCATGCGGCGCGCTGCGCCACTTCTTTTGTTTGCACTTTTACGATTGCAACAACCTGGTCGGCATCCAATCCCTGAACGACCGGTTGATCAGGCTTTGTTATGGAAGGGGTCATGGCCATCTGTGCCAGAGTCGACACCTCGTCATCCGTCATTGTGGTCTGGTCTTTTCCATTCAAGAGATCAGGCCGATTCTTGGCAATCAATGCCAGCAACTGTTCTTTCGTCATGATATTTTTTCCTTTGTTGATGGTAAGGCCTTGAATGGCCCGTATAAATTTGCCGCCAGCGGCCGGATATGTCACCACATCCACCGAACTGCTACTCGCTATCCGTGTAACCCAAAACACCGTCATCCCCTCCACGGCGACTTCATACCCATGCACACGGGCATCGATGGATAGCCCCAGTGCATTGGGGTCCTGTCGTAACATATCAGGCAGCCATTGCTGGCCCTGATAAAACTCGATCTCTCCCCGGATACCCTCCCCGTCCGACCACCATGCCCGGCGCACCGTCCCCACCTTTTTTGCAACCAGATACCGTTTGATATCCTCCAGGGCCGAAATGTCCGATATGGGCAAATGAGTGAAAAAATCTGCTTGAAGCTCATACGCATTGATATCCACTCCGGTAAATAACTCCACCGCATCCTGCAACACGGTTTCCGGCCAATAAAACGGCGGAGATGTCTGGCTAATTCCCGATACGATCAGAACCGCATCCCATACCAATCCGGCCCCGGGTTGCACACTGGCCCGAAATTGAACCGTATTTTCGACAGATGCGCCCGCGGAAGATTCAAGCCAATTGCCATCCTCCTGCTTTTTCCATCTATCGAAAACCACGGACATGGCATCCTGCTTTGCCCGGGTTGCATCTTTCCCCATCGCCAGCGTTGCCTTGTATAGGGCCATAAACGCATTTATCGCCGCCTGGGGGGCGCCTTCAAGTTCATCCGGCCATTTCATAGCGTTTTATCTTTTGCCTCCGGTAATGGGTTTTCTGTGATCGTTGGCGGGATTTATTCCGGTGATCTGGATCGAGGTCAGCGGTTTAACTTCCATGCCATGCTGCCAGGTCACTTTTGATCCGCCGATGGTCACCAACGTCACGACGCCATCCGCGCAAGCGGAGCCCATCAGATGCTCTTCGGTAATGCCGTATGCCTCGCATGCGGCGGCGATCTGATCTTCGCTATCGGAGCCCATCAGATGCTCTTCGGTAATGCCATATGCCTCGCATGTGGCGGCGATCTGATCTTCGCTACCGGAATCTTCTTTATCTGTTTGGTTCTTTTTCGCCATTATTCCTTACTCCTCTTCGTTTGTTAAGCGTATTGAGCCCGTAATTCAGACTGTATCGGGGTCCATTTCTTCGGTAAATCTCCCCAATCTTTGCGCGCGAGCACATGAGTACATCCGCAGTTGACCACCTCTTTTGCCGGTAGCCCCGGAGCGTGCGGATAAGGGATACCACCTGAAAAATCCTGATCCATATTCACCACCACCCCGTCCAGGGCGGCATGATTGGCCCTGGGATAGCGTTTCCCGCTGCTGATCCATTTTTTCTGCCAGGCGGCTGTCGGGTCGGCTTCCACTGTTGCCATCATCCGCGCTTCCCTGGCCGCGCTGTGAACTCTGGCCATTTCGGTGCGGGTAATGGTCTCGGCCCGGGTGGCGATAGAGGGCATCAGCCCCTTGTCGGTCAGATTCGTGCCGATCGCCTGCATGACTTCCCAGGAGGATTTCTGCCCCAGAATGCCCATTGTGATTTCGCCGTTGATCTTTTTCAAAGCATCCGCGGACAACCCGCCGATCAGGTCAGCGGAATACCCCTGCATGATTTCAAGGGCTTCCCGGTTCAACTCGGCGGTATAAATCCCGATGCCGGCGGCAAACAACGGCTGATCCACGACATCGATGCCGGCCAGCCAGATATTCTTCTCGGCGGCATTAAAACCCGTCTGATACTGTTGTTCGAAGGCGGAAATGGCCCGCTCCACGGATTCCTTCATCTGCGGAATCCGGTATGCCTGCCAGTCTGTTTTCGCCACCATCTGGTCGATTTCATCCAGGGCCTTGTCCAGGATAGCCAGCACCCGGCTGACTTCCACATCGGTCAGTTTGCCGACCTTTTCAGTCAGATCCGTCAACATTCGGTTATAGGCTTGTTCCCGACGGGTCATGGTTTCGAAGCACCCTTTTTGGAAGGCGGCGGCGCCAGATAATCCGG